TTTTGAGCGGGAATCTCAGATTCACCGTGATCTACAGCTAGGTCCTCAAGATGCTGAAGGTGTTTCAGTTTGTTGCCTTTTACTTCTGTATTTTCGGCTAAATATTCTAAAAAACTTCTCATGCCTGCAATTCATTGATTTTTGAATGTAACTTTTGTGCAAGTTGAGCAACTAAAAGTTTTCTACGGTTAATTGTAGAATCAAAAATTTCTTTATCTTCTTGACTCATTTCATCCGGAGATTTTTGAAACATATTTCTCTTGATAATTGTTTCGGCCAATTTCTTTGCTCTATCAGATAGTACTGCAGTGTTTATTGAAGGGACAAGTCTAACAACTTCCATTGCTTCGTTAAGTTCATCTGCTGAGAATGTGTTAATTATATCACTATTTTCAAAGGAAGTAAATAGCTCGTCAACTGAAGTTTCCATTTCCGCTATAATAGATTCTGTCATTTTAGATGACCAGGCAAGAGGTTTTTTAATTTCTTGTCTAAACGGAAGCATCTGGATTATTCCAGTGATCCCTGAAGCATCTATCATTCTAAAGAATGGCCACAATACTTGCCATTGCTTGGGGTCTGTATATTTCTTCCGAAGAACCTTTACTGCATCAACTACCGTTTCATACGGTGAATTTTTAACTTGAATTTCTGCAATTGAAGCAATGATTTCTGCCAGACGAAGCCGTTCGATATTATTTTTTAGCGCTTCGACGATCAGTGGTTCTTGGATTGAATGTTTTTTATAGAATTTTGAAATTTTTTCTAGTGTTTCAAACTGATGTTCTATGTTAGATTCTGTTAGCACTTTGTCGAGCAGTTTAATAATTTGGTGCTTTGAATAAAGATCATCAAATTCTTTAAACTGCTCGAGAATAAATTGAGATAGGTTTGACTCGAAGTTTTGAGTTTCATACCCAAATAGCTTAATCTGGCCAGACTCGAGTAAAGTAAAATCTTCTGTGTTTTGTTTAACTATAGTTTCTTCTGAAATAACATCTTGTATCCACTTTTTATGAATACCATTTGCAGATTCAACTGTAATGTAGTTTGAGCCTCTGTCGAGAATTTTTACATCTTCTCCAGTAGCTTGGTCTTTTACAATTTCTCCTATCAAAAGAATTTCATTATCTAAATATCGTTCTCTTAGAGTCTTAGCCATATTATCCATCAATTAAAGTGTGTAACATATTATTATTTAATTGAAAATTAATTATCAATAATCTGAGAAGATCTTAGATATGCTGCTAAGTCTTTTGTTTGTCCGACGAATACCGTATTATTGTTAATTGTTGTTGCTTCTTGTCCCGCCGATCCGGGTACATTAAGTTTTGGTTTGTGCGCTACTTCTACATTAAGCAATTCTACATTGGTTTCAACTAATGTCTTCATCAGAGTAGACATAACTTCAAAGTCTCTAGATTTTTCTGTGGAGTTTGCTATAATATTAAGATCAGACATGGCTGTCATACCACGTTCGATAATCTTTACTAGGTTACTTTTTACATACTCTCTTTGCGATTCTAGACTCGTAATTTCCGCAGCTACCGCAGTAGCTTTTATTTCTGCAACAGAACTATTTGGATTTACTTCTTGAAGTTCTACATCGAAGATAGAACTTAATGCTGAATTCATTTTTGGTGTAGTCATAATGTAGGATCCCCGACTTTGGGCATAATAGTAACCCAATTCTCGTCAATTGAATATATATCGTCTTTATTAGCCTCAAAAGGGTTAACAACTGCCGTATATTTAATATTATTGGCACTAACATTGACTTGCTTAATAACCTGTGCATTAGCACTAGAATCAAAATGGTTTTCTAAGTCAATAGAATTTAGAATAGGACCATAATAGTACGTCTTCATAGAGAAGGAATACGTAGTGATTATAGTTCGAGTAGTTTCAAATGAGCCATCAAATTGATCATCCGTAGATACAGAATTCAGCATCATTGGAATATCCTGAATTAATACTGGTTCTTCTAACATTTTGATGGACAAATTCATATCTGGGGCGAAGAACGGAAGAATCTGTTCCATAATTTGAAGATTATCTTCAACTGTCTTAGTGTATGAATACAGATTAAACGAAACCACATACGGTACCGGAGCATAATAATAAACTGTGTGATCAGGTGTAGAAGTAACAATCTTCTGCATTTTGTTTAATTGTCGAGATTGATCATAAGTAATGCCAGTAAGTTCTGCAGAGAGCCGTGGAAGAACTAACATTGTATCTTCATTTAGGCCCGGATCCTGCATAAGTCTGACTAAGAACTTTTCTTTTGATAAGAAAGAAATAGGCACATTAATAATTTTCTTGGTTACTCCGTCGACATCTTTTGTTCTAAGAAATATATTAGAAAAGAGGCCACAGAATGCAATAACTAAGTTACGAGTTGTGCCATGGTAGAACGGTACGCTGGTTATCATGATTAGGCTCCCTTAAATGGATTCTTTTCATCAAAGTCCATAATTTTTATGAATTCTGCTTTAATTGCATCATTATCGCCAAAACCGCGCATATCGTCGTAGTCCTTAGACACAGAGTAGTCTTCAAGTAAAGTATAACCCCCAGTTTCAAGTTCAAATGCACCCGAGCCATCTTCAAGTTGAATACACATATCTAATCTATTCAAGTTAGCACCAAAGTATTCATCAACATCGGTATGACCAGTATCAAATTTTTCATTGTTAAATTGTATTAGTTCTGCACGGAGTGTCCATACAAATTTCTTGGATAACTGATAATAACCTGGCTCTTCGTCTTCAACAAATACTATCTGAAATAAAGATTTGGAAAACGGAAGATAAATTAAGTCACCTTCATTCGGTCTCCATACTACTTTAAGATCTCTAGTTGGAGGCACAATGGGTACAACTACTTCTTCATATCGTTTGCGGGATACAATAAATGACATTGTATCTCTAATCTCCATACCAAATTTAGATAAGATTTCCGACTGACCCCCAGGCCCTTGAAAATCGAGAATATACATTTCTATTGTTGCATATGAATCAAAAGAAGAGAGTACATCTTCTCCAAAAATCTTATCAAATTTATTAATAGTGCGCGGAATATAAACCAGATCTAAACCAGCAATCTGAATTGACTCTATCGTCATCTTCTCGACTAGATTTTGCTCAGAGACGACTCCGGTTTGCGCGGTAAAATATGGATTAGTTGCCATTCTGTAATTTCTTGTATTCTTGATACACTGTGTTGTATTGAGCTTTACAAGATTCTAAAAGTATAATTAATTTTTCTGCTCGGGCAGCTTCCCTGATAAGAAATTCTGCATCGGCTCTATAAAGCTCTTTTCCTGTTGCTGCTGTGCAGGTAGATTCAGGGGCGGCACTACTGGGCACGTTTGTGACACTTGGACGCTCGGGGCGGTTGCGCAACTCACGAGTAATAACAGCAACGGTAGCATTAAGACTTTTATTTTTTTCATTTAGTAACCTCATTTGAGTTTCTGACTCTTTTTTCATGACAAGAGCAGCCAGATTAGATTTGATCTTTAAATCTGCTATAACAGCATTTCTTTCTGCTTCAACCGCGTCCCATTTTACCTGAACTGATGCGGCACCTTGATCATAGATATGATCATACACCATAAATCCAAGACCCATAACGAAAGCTATTGCAGCTGCTATAAGTGCAAGGCGTACATACAGTGTACTAAACAATGGCATTTTCACTCACAATCAAATCTGGTGTTTTACACAAAATATGTTCTGCATTACGACGCTTAGTTAGGCCAGGTAATGCGATCATTCGACCAGCAACTCTAGCTTTATTCCATCTTGGAATTTGATCACAAGCACCGATAATATCTCCAGCTTGTAATTTTCTAGCTAATGTCGATTGACTGGTATCGCATACAGGTTTTGGTCCGATGTTGTAAACCATGTCTGCAAATGCAACCATTTGATTTGCAGACAGATCAATTTTCTTAGTACAATTTTCAACTGCAACAACTGCATTCAGCATATCTTTATCTAATCTAACTTTACATTCTTCCAGAGAATATTTATGTCCTTTGACAACATTGGACGTAGATCCATAACACACCGTAAGAATCCCCGGTGGATCATAATATGCATATTGTCTAAGTCCTTCAAATGGAGCTGCAAGAGCTGTTGCAAGAACTAATACTATAGCTCGTTTTTTGTTTTTGTTAGCAGGGGTAGTCATTATGAACCTAGGTCTGGATCTTTTGGTTGTACTAATAATCTGGCCCACACAGCACATGCGACACAAATAAAACTTACTATGGCAAAAACGTTCCGCGGTAATGCGTCTACAAATAAAGGTAAAATAACCTCGGCGCCAGAAAACACACTTGCTGCTACTGCCCATCTAATTGACCAAGATTTCTTAAGGATTTTTTTGTGGTCTTGTAATAATTTTGGACGTATCATTATGTACCTATTTTCTTATTGTTAATGTCTAACATACTACGAGAGAAATCCGATAGGTAATTCCATATAATTGTCTCTAATTTCTTGTTCCGCGGCCTCAATCTCTGCAACACCTTGTTGCATTAGCGAAGAAGCATCAATCGTAACACCACCGAGTAATTGGATTCCCTGGTATTTAGAAGTGTTAGTTGCCCACTGAACTTTAATCTTGGCCGTAACCAATTTTTTAAGCATGCGGTCGTTATATACAGTTACAAATTCTTCGGGATCAAGAATTCTATAGCATTCAAAAATCAAAAAATCACCCGGATTAGCTAATGACCAATCCAGATCTAGAAATACTCTACCCATTTTTCTATTAAACCGAATCGTATCTATTGGCCGAAGAACTTGATCTATGAGACTGATGTGTTCCATTAGCTGTTCAAAATAGATCATAGAAGATGAACTAAGATTTTGAAAAGTCGACATTATAACTTGATACTTTGGATCAAAAATAAAGTTGGAAGAATTTGTAGCCATGAACCAAGGAATAGCTCTGATGATGCCTGTGACCATATCAGAGATTGGTACTGAGCCGGATTCTATATCACCTTGAACTGATGATACAAAAGTGCTTACAGCGCCAGAAGTTTGACCAGTAAGCACATCACCAACAGTTAAAGTCTGTCCTGGTTTACCGGAAACAGAATTAATTGCTCGGCAATGAAGAGTGTTACCAATGATAGATAATATAATGAAATATGTACCATCAGATTTAGTTACAACTTCACCCGGAAGAAAACCAATCGCTGAATCAACAACTACAGTAGTTGGTGTAATTTGGTGTTTTAGATAGATGCGCTCTGTGCCATCATAGTGAAAATCTTGAAAGAATTGAAGCGCTTCGTCGACTCGATCTTCTACTTGAGTCATATCGACTTCGATTGAGATTACAGGTTTTCCCAGTTTTCGAAGAGCATATTCTATTAGATCTGCTCGTGATGATATTGTCATTTATGCGGTCCTTGGCCAAAAATCTTGCATCTGTACTTTTTCGAAAGTACTTTCTGAATTTCTAACTGATATTCCCGTGATCATATTAGAGAATTGAGAAGGCCCCTTGGAAGAAGTACCAGAAGAATTTGAGTTGTTTGAATTATTTATTATTATTGGTTGCGAACTCTTTTGTTCTTTTTCTGCTGTGATTTGTTCTTTTTGTTCTACATTCTTTTTTACGGCAGAAATAATTTGATTTTTAGTTGGAGCTACTTGTTTTTTAGTTGTCTTTGTTGGGGTAGTTTTAGAACTAGTTGGGTTTGAAGTAACTTGTGATGTATCTGGGCCAAATTTGTCAAACAACCAAGAACCAATCTTGTTAGATCCATCTTCATTCGTTAGAAGTTTGTCAGTGATTAAAGTTCCTAATCCATACCCAGCAGCGCCGGCAGCTGCCACAGCGGCAGCAGGTAGAGCAAATCTACTCAGGGCGGAACCAGCAATCTTTGTTCCGGCAGAACCCAGCGTTGACAATGCCTTCGAACCAAGAGAACCTGCAGATTTTAGCACAGTAGAACCTGCTCTGGCTGCTTTGGATGTAGTACCCATTACTTTTTGAGTAGCTGTTTTTATGCCTTCTTTTATGGCTGGAGTTCTAGTAACTATCCCATCTTTAACTTTGGAGCCAAATTTTACCAATCCATCTTTAGCTTTAGTTACTCCCGTTTTAGCGGTATTGTAAACGCCGGTTGTTTTTGCCGAATCTATAACTGCTTTGCCGCCTCTTAGTGCTAAACCTCCGAGTTTTTTGGCACCTTTTAGCGCTAATCTTCCTGTAGCTTTTGCTCCTTTTGATACGAGATCTGTTGCTTTATCAGTGATTACCTGCTTTAGTGATCTATGGGGTTGCGCTTCTACTTGTCTGGGATCAAGTTTATCCGCTGGAAGTTCTTTTTCTTTGATTTCTTGGTTATTTTCTTTTGCTTCTACTTCATCTTTGGCCCGTTCTACTTCACCATTTTTTAGAATCTTATTTGTTTCTTTTACTTCTTCTACAATATCTTTTAAACTGCTTAGTATAGAGTCAAACCCCTTTTTAGTTTCTTGTTTTGGAACTACTTCGGATTTTGGAACTACTTCAGAGTTAGTTTCTTGTTTTGGAACTACTTCAGAGTTAGTTTCTTGTTTTGGAACTACTTCGGATTTTGGAACTACTTCAGAGTTAGTTTCTTGTTTTGGAACTACTTCAGAGTTAGTTTCTTGTTTTGGAACTACTTCGGATTTTGGAACTACTTCGGATTTTGGAACTACTTCAGAGTTAGTTTCTTCTGCTTTACTTATTAAAGCCGAGAGTTTCAAATTAGTTTCTTGTGTATTTTTATCTATGTTTGCAAGTTTTTGTACTACTTCCGAATTATCTGCAACAGGATCCGATATATTTTTTGGGGGCTGATTTACTGCTGTACGATTAGTTTGAGCAACTTTTGCAGATTGTTTATCAATTACTTTTTTATATTCTTGAAATTCTTTTGAATATCGTTTATACAGTTCATTATTTTCTAAATCTGACTTAGACTGAATTTTAACGTCTTTATCTAGTTGTGTTAATATACTAACTATTTTCTTTTGTACATCTTCCTTCGCTGCATCTTTACCTAAGTCTTCTTGTACTTTGGATGTAAAAGCATCATTCTTTGTGTTTACTGTATTGTGCGCATAAAGCTCTGTGAATGATGCTTTAATTCTTTCGTTGTGTTTCTTGTCTGCACGAGCTTTAATAGAATCTGCTAATGCTTGGCCCAGAACCGGTGATCTGTTAGTAAGTTCAGTGACCATCTCATCCAGCATAGCATTCTTAAACTCTCCCCCAAGGTCTTTGATAAAACTTGTGGTTCTACCAAAAACACTTTTAGCTTTATTTTTGAGGGATTCTTTGAACATAAGAATAATTATGTCGTTTTATAAAACTGACTAGACATTTCAACGAATCGCATATTATCAATGTAGCTGATAATTTATTTTAATACGGGTACACCGTTAATAACGGTAAAAGACAGTGCGTTGACGCTCGCCACCAAATATGCTCGGGCTTCAGCATCGGTTGTTGGCTCGGATGTTGGCGCTGGCGGCGATGCCGATGATTCAAACAGCTTGGTAAAAAAAGCATTCACCGCTGTGATAAGCCACTGAATAAATTTCACACCACCCCCTTTTGATTGAATATCCGCCAGCACATCACCTGCGTTGGTGTATGTCGCAATGCCTGTGACCTCGTTCCATCCGCCATCTGGCATTTGCTCATAGACGCCGATCTTGTAAAACGCACCCATGGGGGTTTGCCAATCAAAAGCGCCGACTGCAAATGTCCGGCCCTGTACGGTTACTTTGGGTGCGTTGGGTTGTAGTGGATAACTCATGCCAATATCTCCATAGAGCGACCTGTATCAATTAGGCCAGCCGCTTCCATTGCTTGCAGCCCGCCAACGGTATAGGGATCGTCAAGGTTAATTTCAGAAGCCAGTTTGAATTTATCTAGCCAGATTTCAACCTGCACGGTCGTCTTGGCTGCTGTGTAGATACCCGCCAACTCCGCATCGGTAAAGCGGTTCATATACTCCAGCTTGGTGAGAATGCGCGGCCCCGGTGGCTCAATGGGCGTAGCTTCTACCGGGATACTGTATGGAACCATGACCCACGCTACCCCTGTGAAATTGGGGTAAGGTTGCCCGACTGTTTTAGCACCATGCTCAGGAGGCACCAGCGGGGTCACGCGGTCTGCAATGGCGGTATCGGACAGCCAGCCGTAAGAGTCGTATGAATTCATTATTTCACCTTGATATAAAAGTCAGCGTTGGAGGCTGATGAATTATTTGTAGCGTTCCCCGTCACCATTGACGCAGGCATGTACATTTCTGCTGTGTTTTCTACGAATGTTTTAGCTATAGCGCTACCTGAATTGGGAACCAGGTATAGCCCGTTCATGTAAGAAACTGAGTCGACTGTACCACCGATTAACGACTTGTCTCCTACTATTGCCCAATCGATCAGGTTGGTAGACACCGCCCAGCCGTAGTTGAAATAAACAAAGAACCGGCCGTTAGTGAAACTCGGCACGTGACCAGTTACCACTGTATTGACGCCTGGCGACACTAGAGTTTTGGTAGTCCATGTTGCACCGTGATCCTGCGATAGCAACATATATGAATAAATACTACCAAGGTTGGTTATAAGTACTCGTCCTGCGCCATCTGAGATGATCATCATCGTGCCCGGGCCACCGTAATAAGACATCTTCGGCAAATTCTGTGTTGTCCATGTAATACCGTCTGTAGAGACAGCAACCTGGCCGAGATTACTAGTAGTCCCAATGAATTTACTACCAGTCCAGGTGACGTGGTATATTTCCGTTACGCCGACTTCTCGGCTTACCCAGGTAGCGCCATGGTCATCGGAGGTATAAACAGTTGCCGTACTACGTGCGTAGCACAATCTGCCTGATACACCCAGTGTTGGGGCATAAGTCAAGCAAGTTTGCGGGAAAGTTGCTGATACAGCCGACCCCCCCGAAGAAGTATTCCACGTCACACCGTCCGGCGAATATAGCGGCAATCCGTTGCCATTAACAGCAATAAAGTTAGTACCATCGTGCAATAACGCTCGTACGTCCACGGATGGTGTAGTTCTCAGGGTGTAATTAATACCATCTGGTGTTGTTTGAATTGCATTTACGCCTGCTGCTGCTGACAGCGCCCACAATGTGCCGTTATTAGCGACAGCGCCTGATGAAGGTACCGATGAAGGTAGCGCGGGCCTGACGCGGTCTGTGCCAATAAATGTGCCTATATCCGGCAGTTGCGCGGCCAATAAGGGGTAGAGCGACCGCGACACCTTGCTGCCATCGCAACGCTTCCATGCTGGATCAGTAAGTGTGAATGGTGCTTGAATAATAGAGCCAACAGGCATACTGCCACCTGCACCTGTGAACTGGGAAAGTGTTGACATTAAATAAGCCTCCAAGATGAATTCAAGAATCGTAGTGTGACCGTAGCAAATGCATTATCCAGCGTCATATCTTCTGTCAGCCCCATGATGGTCTGCCCATTGCGTGCAACTACATTGGTAGCCAATGCGTTGTCTGGCGTGATGGCTACCGTGGCGCCACTTGCCGGGGTAGCAGGCAGAGTAAGAGTGGTAGCTGCGACGTTGGTCAGGATGTAGTGATTGCCCGCTGTGGCGGTTTGTGTGGTGGCAGTTACTGTAATAACTGCGGTTGCCCCAACAGATGTCCAACTTGGCGCCGCGCCAGAGCCCTGTGAGGTAATAACTTGGCCGCTCGCACCTGCAGAACCACCAAGAGTTATCTCAGTTATATTTACTAATTTTCTACTGTCATCGATAACAGTAGTACCCTGTACTTGAATAGACATCTTCGCTCCTCCTTAGAACTCGTCTTGTGGATGTTTTATTTATTTAATGAGGTTTTCCAGCGTGGCAATTCTTTTATTTAACTCTTTATTTGCTTCAACTAGATATGCAATAATTGCATGATAATTAACACTTTTAATTCCCGATGTACTGGTGGCGACAATAAATGGAAGAATTTGTTCTATATCTTGAGCAATCACCCCTGCGGATTTTTGACCACTATCTTTCCATGTAAACTCAACCCCAGAAATAGATGCCACAGTTTCTGTTGCGTTTCTTATTGTTGTCACATTGTCTTTTAAGTTCTTGTCGGATAATGAATTAAATGATGTAGCGTTTAAAGCACCAGAAGATGGATTGTAATATAATTTTGTGCTAGATGTATATACAGTGGTTGGAACTCCGGCCGTAGTCTTAGACCACAATGGAAAGTAACTAGCATTTGTAGCAAGATCTTCTGTGATTGATGCACCCTCGGAAATTGCATCCCACGAAGTTGCGGTGCCATTAGTTGTCAGGTATTTTCCAGAATTTGCTGACTGAGTTGGCAACACTTTATTTTCTGCGAGGCTAGTAATCCAAGTTGGGTTTGCATATGAACCACTCAATGACGCCTTGCTAACTAAATCATCATTTATAGACTTAAAATTGCCATCGATTTCCGCATTTGTAAGCGGGGATCCCTTAGCAGAAGTACTTCCGGGTACTGCTGCATTTGTAGAAACTCTATATATTAGATTAGCCATTGATGATTATGTCCTTTGCGAAATTTAGCGAAATTTATAAACCGGATTAGATGTTTCAATGAATCTACCTTTGGTATTTCTACTTTAGTTTTGATGACTCTCAGCGTCTATAATTAATGTTTATATGAATTATTTAATGTAAGTTATTTATTACTGCAACTAACTGTTGTAGTAAGTTTTTAACCTGTTTAATTTCTTTGGATAATACATCAATGCTGTTATCTGTCTTTGTTTGATGTTGTTCCAAAGATTTTATATTTTTATCTAGAGTTTCTGAGTGCATTTTTTGTTGCTTAGCTACTGCTAGTTGTGACTTATTGTCAACGACTAGCGCGCCATATCGGTCTCTATATACACCTTCTATTGCTGTCCCATTTTGATCAACAACCTGTATCATGTTGCAAGTGTAATTACGTTATATCCTCTGATACGAGGAACAACTGACTGACTTGTAGACTTCATAACAATTTTAAGGTCATATACATCAAAGTTTGGAAGATTATTGAGATAGAAAGTATAGTCAAAATACTCATCAATCTTCGTAGATTTATTTCTTGTAATATCACAATTCATAATAGTCCACGGTAGCGAACTATGGTTTACTCCAACTGTAGACAAAGATGTTCTAAAATAGACATCAAAGCCGCTGACAAACCCACTATATGCAGTGACCGAAACACGAACACCTGCAGAAACTGCAGCCAAAATAAACGGTTTTGTTATATAGCGACTAAGTGCGGTGCCATGGGTTGGAAGTAGTTCTGTATTAAATGGTGTCAGTAAAGCTTGTACTCCAGCTATGCTGGTAATTGTGCCTGTACCTGTAATAGTAACATTTGGGATAGCAATGTATCCAGAACCAGGTTCAACGACTGTGACTGCAGTCACAGCACCACCGCTTACTGTAGCCGTAGCTGTAGCCTGTACACCATCGGGTAAATCTGGGGCGCTAATAGTTACGGTTGCAGTCACATAACCTGCGCCAGGGTTAGTAATATCTAATGAGCCGGGTACTGTACCGGTGACGGATCCAGATCCTTCAGTTGCAGACATATTTTCAATTGGTGTCTGGTTATTAATCAGGTAACCCATTGTAGCTAAACGAGGGTGTTCTGATAAGTTAATTAACGGTGACGTGTTTGGATTTGATGTACGCAATTCCATGTTAACTTCAAGCGGGTTCTGACCTGCCAAAAATGTCTGTTTGTTAGTATCTGATACCAACATTGTTGCCTTAGAGGGATTATAACTCTTAGTTATATCAAGATATTCATCAGGTAATACATTATAATTTCGATCTGTAGAGTGGATTCTAGTAGTCAGAGAAGAACCTGGGGGTGTCTTTGTCGCTGCAAGTACTCGAGAAACATTAGTAATTCTGTTAGTAGCAACAAAAATTACCGTTTCACTTATAACACTAAGTTGCGCACCAGAACCGGTTGTATCTGTAATAGAATATGTAGGTGCTGCAATGTATCCACTACCTGCTTCTGTGATTTCTACACCAGTAATTATTCCAGTTTCAACTATAAGTGTTGCAGTTGCAGTAACACCAGAAGATGGTGATTCAAACGTGATTATTGGTGCAGAGTAGTTTGATCCCCCAGATGTGATTTGAATATCATTTACAATGCCGCCAGTTTGAAGTGTTCCTGTTGAAGTAGCAGGAGTAGTTACTTGAAAAGTAACAATATATGGCGAAATAACAGTAACTTGAAAATTTCCCGTTAATTCAGCAGCAGAGATGCCGCGCATTACTCCTCCAGAACCAACATGAATTCCAATATAATCACCAGAACGTAAGCCGTGTTGAAATGTTAAATTAGCAGTAACAGTTGTTTGTCCAGTTTTCACACCAAAAGAACTACCATACACAAGCATATTTTTGGGCACAGTATCAAATGTGACTATTGCGGGTGTTGTACTAAAAACCGCTTTATGAAGTGTGAACTTTATATCTTCGGTTTGATTTGCAGTCCAAGTCTTGTTGTTTTCAGATTGGAATAAAGTTCCAATAAAAGGTTGATCAAAAATCTTGAGTCCGGTTTCAACTGAAACATCACCCAATTTGCTAGTCCATATTCTATATTGATTACTATTAGATAATACTACAAAACAATATTCACCGTTTTCCGCAAGAGGTATTGGGTATGGGAATATAAATGTTGTTGGTGTCTCTGATGTAGATGACAAGTTAACTTGGCTTGGGGCCAGAACAACTCGGGCAAATGGATCTGCCAGTAATGGTCCAGGATATCCATTGATTAACTGTCTAATTTCTACTATTACTGGCAGACTGTCGTCTTTAGTTGCAAAAAACAAATCAAGCTTAGTGATACTACAGCCCCCCACAACACCATAAGTAAAGAATGATTGCGCCAGGGGATCACCGAGAGCTCCAACAACATTAACTTCCGTTACATTAACAACATCATCAACTACGGTTTCAGAAACCGTATTAACTACGGTAATTGTTTCCTGAGTTGTTCTCTCTATTCTTGTAGACAAGAATGTTGCTTCGGCCCCACTAGTCGTAGATCCCAGTTCTACTTCTGGTGTGAATACAGGTGAGTCTTGAAATTTTACTCTATGAGAACCAGTGGAATATGTGAAAGCTGGGATAATAATAGTTCCAGTCAAACTGCCGATATCGTCTGTGATTAGTGGTTCGGCTGGTATTCCATTAGCGCCTGCAAACATACCAGGCACGTTTACATCGTCCCAGAATGCCCATAATCTTGTCTTTGGCCGTGCTTCCGAAAGATTAAAAGTAATCGTTTCACCATGCATGAAGAACCCACTAGTAGGTGCTGCAATAATTGAATCTAACCCATTAATTGCTCCGCTTCCTACCGTCTTGGTAGCTACCTCGCTGAGATCGCTTCTAGGTTCGATTTCACCGAGGTCATTAATATCAATTGATTTTGTTGCCATTTGTTGTACTCAGTAATTATTTAAATAAATTAACCATTAATGGCATGCCATTCGATTGCAAAAGAGTTAAACCCTGCGCCGGTACCGGGAAGCCCATAAGACTCCAGTGTTGTAATTTCCTCATCGGTCATAGGAGCATATACAAATTCGACTCCAGGAGGAGGCTCCCAAGCCCATGGTCTTGGAACTTCAACTGTAGTATTTATTACATTTTGTACATGATTTGTTATAACATTTGTCACATAATTATATACAGGGGGCAAAACAATGACATCAGTATATGTCTGAGACGAAGGCATCAAGTCAAGCCGGCCGACCCATGATATTGCCATTAGGGGGTTAACATTCATCGTCTGAGTTGATTGATTTTGTTGAGCAAATATAGATTCAGTATATGGTAATGAAATATATCCACCAACTACACTGGTGTTAGGGCTTCCAGATACGGTTTGAGAATGAAGAGTTCCACTATTAGACACAATAGTTAATTTAGATTCAGTGAATTCAACCGCAGGTGTAATCTCCCCATTAGTATAAGTAACACTAAAACCTGCTTGCCTATAATCTGCTACTTGTGTGGTGTCACTAAAATTTTCAAATAAATATCCACTCTTATAGCGAGTAAGACCCGTTGCTGCATCTAAAATTGTTGTATTCAATAACGAAGATTCTTCTGCTGTTATAAGTGAAAAAGATTCTAAGTTTGCTATTCTCGATTCAATCTTAGCAATATCCGTCATTTTATATGCTTTGGTAGCAATAGGATTAATGACAACATCATTCATATTTGATGTATATGGATATAGATAGATAGTGCAAATAGGAATAGTTTCTTCAGACACTCTTGGGGGTGTCGGAGTTTCAGACGGTATACCAGTTACCACGACCACGGCGCCAGATTTATTAATGATAACTGTATCACTCCGACCAAGATATGTTTGTACCGAAGTTACTATGCGCGAAAGAGGAGAAGGTGCATCTATAAGTTGAGATGTACCAGATCCATATAGCCCATCATCGCCAACTCTTGGTCTAAAATCTAGACAATTTCTAAGATCAAAAATTTCACCGGTACTTGAAACATACGGTTGAATATTTGTGTAATATGAAGTTAAGCCAGAAGTTTCATATGAATCAACAGAGAAATAATCGCCAGAACCACTATGATTAAAATAACTATATGTAACGGTCAAAGACCCAGTAGGTAATGTTCCCGACAATGATAAACCGCCCCTGACATATGCATAATCTCGTTGTCCATTGTCTAATAAGAACCGATTTGTAACATCACCATCAATTGTAGAAACAACTGATATTAGTTTGTATATATCAGCTTTAATTAACTGAATAGATAATGCTGGAGTAATGCCCGTTTCTGAGAATGTAGCTACAAGTGTTTTCTGTCGAGGAATTTGGTTTATTTTTGTACAAACGCAAATAATCTTCATACCAACAGCAGAGCCAGAAACAGTAACAGACAATCCATCGGGCGCAAGTGTAGCAAGCGAATTATCAATAATCCCCGTTGACGAAGTTATAGTAAATGTACTTAATTCAATTGGGTCTATTGTCATTCCAGACACACTAGCAGAACCCCCAACAACATCAAGCGTTCTAACTACTTTATAAGTTATGTCGGATGAATTAGACGTCGGTTTAACACGGTATACATTAGATAAAGGGAGAGGAATAATTGCCGCAGTTGATTTAAGAGAACCAAATGGTGAAATTGACTGAATTATGGATGATGCAGTACTTGTTGCTCCAACGATACCGTCACCAACCACAGGTAAATTAATTGCAGGATCACTTCTTAGTAAATATAAACTTGAAGTAGATCTTTCCCACTTTCCAACGACACCTGATCTAAGTGAACCAAAAGCTACAACTTCACCAAGAGTAAAATCTGCCCCAGATACAGTTGCCAGGGCTTTATGTAGAACCGAAGCAGAACCAAGGGCAAATTTTATACCCCCTACTTCGTTAAATGAGCTAACGGTTACATTACTAATATAAATTTTAAATACTGCATTAGTAGTTGTGGTGTTAGGCTCTGCATATTCGACTGCCGTCACTACAGCAGTTCCGATTTGGCTTGCGCCAATATTAGAAGGAACTGCATCCCATAGTGTTATTTCTTCTCTTACTTTGTAAGCAGGAACACCAACAAGATCGGTGACATAGATGTATTGGCCATAATTCACGACCATAGACACATCTGGTTTTTCTGTAATATGAGTAGATGTTCTTGCTTTATCTATAGCAATAGTAGAAGGGGCTATTGTTTCAACTTCAAACCCTTTAATATAAGCTTTGCCCGGAGAAACAACAACTGCTAATTTCTCAATATCCCCTATTGGGGCTGGATATACGCCGCGGTTATATGTTGTTCTTAAGTGTTCTTTGATTGTTGTTGTATAACCAGACGCCACATAGTCACCAGATTCATCATATGTCCTGCGCGCCAGGGATTTTTCTAATTCATTATATTTTGGGTACCTAGAGTGTTCTTCGAGAACGCCTTCGTTAAATCTCATCAACTCAACATAATCTTCGGTTGGTGTAGTTGAGAGAGGAAGTGTAGACAAAGTTAAATCAATTTTAATTCTATCTGCTCCGGGTGCTGCATAATTATATGATCCAGAAGCAGGATCTAATAAACGTGTATCAGTTGTGTAATCTACAACACTTTCTGTAATCTTAAGAAGTACTCGTGCCGAGGGTGTTTGTGAAAACTTACTTATTACTGCTGCTTGATATTCTACTTCTACGAAAGACCCATTTATATAATACACCCCATGATTAATAAATGCAATAGACCCAAATCCGGTAGCTGCAGTCACCAAGGCAAGAGCACGGATTGATGGATTCGTTTTAACATAAAGCTCTTCGCCATCAACGAATTGATTAGATGCCGAGCCCCCACTACCAACCGTATATACAATGTAAATTATGTCGGGGTCGGTTTCAGTAGCAGGAACGGTTAATTGTACTACAGCTTCAACACCAGAAACACTACCAACCAAAGTAGTATTATTAAAATTACTCACTGTAATTGGCAATGAATTAAATGTCGGTTGAATTTTCACATAAGATGAATTTAAATCTGCGCGAGTATTTCCAGGAATAACTACGGACCCATGTTTGAATATATGATCACCAAATTTTTCAATTTGATTTCTTAAAATAGTTTGTAACTGAGTCAGCTCACGTGCTTGAACTGCAAATCCAGGCTTGAATAATATCTGATGATAATTATCAGCAGAATCAAAATCATCATAATAAGGAGATGTAGATAATGGGGTAGTCATATTTTAAAAATTAATAAATGTCTTAATAATAAGGCCTTGTTCTGGACTAAATGAAAAATGATTTTCATCCGAAACATATAACAAACTTCCCGAGTATTTGTTCAGAATAGGCGAACTTAATACCGATTTAACCAAGTAGGTTCTGGAAGTTTCTGTTTCTGCATATAACATTCCAATTGGGTTAG